CAACTAAGACATCATGTTCTTTGCGTTCAGTTGCCATTAACCTGGCCTATTAAGGACGAAAAAAGCCATCAGAACAGTCCGAGACTCTGATGGCTTTGGTCGAACATAAAAGTATTCAGTGCCGGAGGACCGCGAGCATTGGTCGTTATTGCAGTAACAGTTGTTACTTCAGGTATTGGCGCAGTGCCCCACGTATAGAACGGCGTAGCCACCTCGACACGAGGTGGCTCAGTTCTTAGTGCTAAGGACCCAGATGCGGGCTTTACTACAATCAACGAATCGGTCCTGTCGGTATAAGAATTGTTTCGTTTGTGCCTGATGCTGCTATTTCATAATAGCCAATGTCTGGTGTTGACCCATCACGAGATGTACCAAACATATCTGTTGTGGATGTAACCCCAGTGACTGTTCCAGCACCATCAAGAGTGCCAGAAGCAACTGCGCGATAATCGGGTGCAGTCTCAAAGTCACCCGATACTAACCCAGACACCCAACCAGTCGGGCCAGAAGGCAATGTGTCACCAGTTTCATGGGCATTATTAGCACCAGTCCACGTTCCGCCATCTGTTGCCTTTGCTATAAGATCACAATTAAAAAAGGCACAGTTCTTTATGTCTATATCTGATCCCGCAGTTGCGGCTGATATGGCGGTAGATAAATCTGCAAATACGCAATACTCATAAAATACATTTACAGTGCTACCTACTAGGCAACTATCCGCAATCGCAGACTTTCCTAACAATAAACAATTGCGAATATATTGGTCACCACCCCCAGTGTTATCAAGTACAAACTGGGGACTTTCAAGAATACAATTTTGGACTATTGACCCTTGAGCAACTTGCAACGCTCGCGTGCTGCCCGCCGATCCAGGCGCATAAGTGTTTCTGATTTGCAGCCCTTCAATCCGCGTATAAGTAACGTCAGCAACATCAATAACTATGCCCCATTTATTATTGCAATAAACATCAAGCTGCGGTCCTGTACTGGTTGGTTCATAGCCGGTGTAGGGTGCAATTCTTATATAATTTGTGGCAGAAGCGTTGGTAAATCCTGATGCTCCCAGATCAACTACAGGGTTATTGTCTGCCACAGTTGAGCCACCCCCCGAAGTCGCCATACAGTGAATTGTTAATATCCCACCAGAAAGGTCCTTTGTAGACGCATCAATAGCAGTCTGTATATATTTCATGGGTGTGCCGGGGGCAAGACCATTAGCAAGATCATCAGCCGCATCAAAATCTACATAATAATCTTCTGCCATTAGACTAACCTGTAAAAGTACATATTTTTATCCCCACCGCCCCAGAAAATGCAGCCGTTCAATTCAGGCACATAGCGGAACCGATTGTAGGGGCCGCCCCTTGGAGTGTCATCGCTATCGTAATGTGAATACTTGGGGTTGGTTCCATTGCCACCAGCAGAATTAATAAGTGTAAATGTGGTGCTGGACCACTCATAAGTATCAGCATCAAGAAAGTAAACGTCAACTCCAAGGCCGTTTACTTGCGGTACAACAAACTTATCAATACATTCGGCGTAAACAATGCAATGTGGCCTCGAACCTGAAAATGTCGGGCCACCGGATACTGCCGTAGCAATATACGTATCTAAGTCAATCCGAACAGCATCAGAGGCATCAGAATTATCAAAAGCAACGGCAACGCTCCTTGTGTGGTCTATTGCACAAGCTATTTCTTGGCCAATCTCGCCAGTACCATTAGCATTATAATTTTTGTTAGTCCAAGTTCCCGGTGGAGTGGTTGGATCGAATTCGTAGACCAATGATTTAGTAAACTGATAAAATCGGTTGCGAGTCTTATGGTAAGCGTAACCAGAAGTTCCTGAGCTACCATTAGCAGGATGGTCATCGTAAGTATCCTCGGCAACCCAAGACTCATTGTCCATATCATAAAGGTCTGTTGGACCAACACCTTGAGGACCACCAGGATACGGAGCCTCCTGCCCATATCCCACAGATGGCCGGAATAACCACATAGACGAACCTACACCCTCAAGCCCATAATACGTGTGTGGTGTCAGCGGAAGGCCGTCAGCCCAATATGTATTGGGAAGGGAGGGGTAAACGACTGTTGTGGCCGGTGTGTACGTTGGCTCGACCGAATACGATGGAGTATCTGAGCCATACAGAGGGCCGAACTTAATAAGATCGTTCATGCCATAACCGTTATGGCCGCCGCCCATATTAACGATATAAGGTAGCCCGTCTTTGTAAACCAATGCCCCACCATTCCAGCCGTAAAATCTATGATTCCAAAGTACGTCTGAAATTGGATTCCGAATTGATCCAGCGTAATGCGATGGATTGACTTTTATACCCGCCGCATACGCTGTACCGAAATCAGTCATTTCCAGAATCGTGTTTGCACTACTCGGATACCAGGACGGCATTATCCCGGCATCGACAGCTATTGGTGCGCCATCGTTCTCAAAAAGTGCGAACGTATATTGCAGTTCACCCTTGTTATGAGCCAGCATTGTTCGCGGAGCAGGACCAAGAAGCGTATCAACATAATGATGCACTGTGCCATAGCTTACTGGTGTGGTTCCCACGCCTGTTCCTTCCCACCTATCCGACGCTTGATGAGCCTTAAATAAATCCCAAGCCCGCGTCAAATAAGCCTGATTACCTGTAAACTTATACGCAATTACCAAACCGTTAATTGGTGGGATTGTATAAACATCACTTGGCCCCGGATTATTGACCTGCAAACCAGTTCCGGTATTCCTGCCCATTAGCCAATAGGTTAATCCAGTTGTGGCATCTGTTGGAGCGTTCAAATAAAACCCAGCTAAATCAACCAGCCTTTGCGCACACGCTACTGCTCTTGTCGCATCAGTGTCCTTGAGACTGCGCCACGCAACAAACAAGGCATGAAGCATCATTCCCATGTGATAAGTGACCATGACACGATCACCGGCATTCCAGTCAAGGCCTGTATTGGAAACATCCCCCGGTGTTACGGGCCAGTTGTTAATGAAATATGCGTTATACGTCGCATCCCAACCTGGATCATCCAGAACAAGATCAACCATGCTGTCACGCCAAGTCCTGTTTGCTGCTGTTGGATCAACCTCGGCAAGTCGTGCTGCAAAATGCAGGTTTCTTGCGCAACGTCTGCCGCCAGAAGCATCTCTTGTTGGCCCACGATTCGGTGATACATAGCTATTTGCTATCATGTGCGCTGATACATCTGCACGTAAATTTTGCAGCGTAGTCAGGCCAAGATCTGTTTCTTCGTAATAGTCGCACAGACCCCAACCATACAAGTGATCTAAATTGTGCGAATCCCTATCAAATAAATAAGATTCTCTGTTGTAATAATTATTGATAAACCAATTTGCGAGGTTGTTTCTACGCTCTAAAAAGATTGATGCTGCTGTTGGCTTGATTCCATCCAGACGCTTGTGCATGTGGTAGGCAGTCCACAAAAAGTCGCTTTCACTAATATCGTGTAAACCATCTCTATTAGTAGCTTGATTAGTTGGATTTAATTGTGAGTCATCAATACCAACAGCCTTAAAATTATCCAGATCTTCCGCAGTATAAACGCTCGTTCCAAGTTCCTCGACAGCATTTGTAACGATTAACCCATTTGCTGCATACGCCGCAGTCTCAGCATTCCAGTCGGGCAGCGTTAATAGCAAGCCTGTATTGGTTTGCACTGTCACGTTGAACGAAGCACTTAGTGGCGCCTGCAACGCGACTGGGTTGCCATCCGCACTAAGGTTCTGCGGGTTCGACAGGGTTAGTGTGCCGAACTCGTTAGCAGTAACATCGCCAGCTGCGATATCAACAGGAATTTGTGTATCGGTCTCTGAGAACACTACCGTGTCCGACAAAGGACTCGCAGTAACACCGACAATGTCATAGTCTACCGACACTGCTGTAGTACCCACGGCGCCAGTGCGGTTGATGTAAAACGTGATGTTTGTTTGTTCAGCGCCGCTGTACGTAGTGGACGACAAACTCAGCAGGACATCTGTCTGTACCGGCACATCGACTGCTGTGAACGAAGCAGTGAAGGGCGAGCCAAGTATGGGAGAAAGCTCGCCGGTGACATTGACTGCGTTGGACAAGGTCAGCGTACCCACCTGGTCCGGTGGGGCAAGTTCATCCAGTGGTACGTTGACGACCTTCTCACCAACACCGGGTGCGAAAGTGACGGTGTCTGAAGTGATCGTGGCAGCAGCTACGCCGGTAATAGCCCAGTCGACCGTGACTGTGTTGCCAAAGCCATTAACGCGTTTGACTGTGAATGACGCAACGGTGTTCTCATCCGCTGTGTACGAGGATGCACTCAGCGTGATAGTACTGGCGACTTCGCCACCCGGCGGTACGCGCGGCACGATGATGACTGTAGCTGGATCTGCCATCAGCGAGAGACCACCTGCCGGGGTACTAATGTCGCGAGGGACACCGAGGAAAAATCGCCCTGCTGGTACACCAATACCCCTTCCTATTTTGGGACGATGGTTACCGTTACGCCGGTGACTTGCTCCGGGATCGACGCTGTGGGCGGAGACGCTACTACTGCCACTGACTTAGGCCCCTCGCCTACGAGATTGTAGGCTGCAACAGAAAAAGAATACGTCTTCGTCGGGTCGTCTACATAACCAACCAAAGTAGCATCCACTAGCGGCGCTTCTACGTCAGCAATCGGCGCTTCCGGCAGAGTCGTATCATAGACACGATACCCCAGCACATTAGCCGGTTGCCCGCCTATGTCCAGAGTTACTGGGTCCCAAGTTACTAAGATGTCGTCATTCATACCAAAGCCTCGTTACTAAAACGATGAACCAAGAGGCGCCAGTACTCGACTACGTCAGAGTAAAGATGCCTGCTGCTGCCATCTGGATGGTCAGCGTGTTGCCTGTCGTTACTGTAAACTGTGCCGTGCTCAGTTTCGACCAGCACAGCAAGTAGCCCGACGTAACAGCGCCCACCGACGTATGAATCACGGCGTACTTGATGTCAGACAGATTTGCGCCACTCGCTGTAAAGATCAGGTCGCAAGCGTCGAACTTGACTGATCCGCCAGCGATCGTCCAGGCAACCGTCGACAAGGTTCTGCCGCCAGCAACGTAGCCGCCCTGCACTGCCAGCTCATCAGTAATCTGACTGGTTTTTGACAGTGTTGCCAGCGATGCGTTTGAAGCACTACCCGACAACACTACCTTCCAAATACCGGCGTCTAGCAGGATATCGCCATTACCGATCCTCTTTTTAGCGATGTTGTAAAATGCCCATGGTGAAGCAGCCATAATTTAGTCCTCGTCTTCCTCTAAAGCACCCATTTCGGCGCCAGTATTAATAATATGAGCGATTAGCCCATCACCTTTTACATTCAAGCTAATCTCATCACCGAACTTAGCAATTATCTGTATGAACTCTCTTGCCTGGGAATACATCCAGCCATCGCACATAAATACTCTTCCGCCTACTGAGACTGGAATTCGCTTTGATCTAAAATCATTCTCGGGCTGATCGTACGCATGGTGTGCGTCGTCACGATAGCAGCTGTCGAACCCATACATGTGGATCTTATGAAAGCCCAGCATACGCAGCAACAAAAGGCCCCGTAGCGTTACCGTGGAACCTCCTGGGCAGGGGTACCAAATTTCATAAAGTTCATCCAGTACTTCTGACAACTCCGTGGCCAGTCCTACGTGCCAGATGTAAGTCCGATCAATAGGCAGGCCCTCGAACACTTTCGGATGACACTGTCCGGCCAGTACGTATTTACAGCCGTCTACCACCGGGCGCACGAAGCGCTTGTTGAATTCCCGCGCGTCGATCATCAGCTGCATTGACGGGTTCATGCCATTGGCAATCGCCCAGTTATAAGTGCCGTTGGTGGTGATCATTGGCATGCCCTTAGCACGCAGTTCGATGATCTCATCCGTGAAGTCGTTCAGTGACGGCCCGCCGCAGATCATCATGATCTCGGTATCTTGCGTCACATGCGGCTGGATCAGCTGGTAGTCCGTTTTGGCGTTCTCCCGCATGTGCTGTTCACAGATCTCTATTTCTGTATTGACGCGGCCATCCACGACCACGTCGTCGTGCTTGGTCCAGTTACTGACATAGAACTGGCACATACGATCGTCGTAGTTCTGTGACCAGTGCACGGCAACGCCATGATCCCTAAGCTTTTTCAACCACCAGGCATAGGAATTAACACTAAGGTGCAGCGATTCGCCGATGCGCTCACCCATGACGTCGTCTTCCGTGGCAATCTGGAAGAACACGTGCTGCGCAGCACGCAGGATAGTGCCCAGTACCCGGTCCACCTCGTCGGGTGGGATATGCTCCATGACGTCAGTGCAATAGCCGTACGCTGCGTGTATGGGTAGTGGCTTGTTCAAGTCGGCCTGCAGCCAGGAGATCCGCGTCGGCTGGGTCACGCAAGCGTTCCTGACGTCTTCGTCCAGCGCGTTCTCAGCAAAATCCACCAACGTTACGACCATGTTGCCAAACAGCGCGATCATTAGCCCACCACGCCCCGTGCCGCAGCCAAAGTCGATGCAGGTGCTGTCTTTCATTGGCCGCGCATGCTGTAGAAACAGATGCCCCGATTGTTCACCAGGCGACACGACCCGGTAATCGTCGATATCCCACATTTTTTCGTATTTAACTTGCTCTGAAGTCTTCGCGTCCGTCGTTACGGTGACCGTCGGTGGATGAGTTTTCACTCCGCGTCTTGCTGTGCTCATGTAGTTGCCCCTTATACAGTTACTGACAGCTCACGCATCGTGGTTGCCATAATTACTTCAGAAACCCGACGGGTTCCTTTCAGTACGATCTCGAACTTCTCGCCCTTGAAGCCGCCAGGCAGCTTAAAGGCGTCAAGCGTTGTTACCAGCCGCGTGTAACGACGCACGTCGTCGACGAAAAACTCTACCTCTACGGGGTAGGCGTCAGCGATAATCTTTGCTGCTGCCATGTTAACAGCATGCGGTGTGTAGGTTGGCTTGGACTTCCAGGTGTACTGCAGCTTGGTGTTGCTTTGGTCCCACTTCTCTATTTCATCGCTGATGATGAAATACAGCAGGTCTTCTTCGATGTCCTTATAACCACCCGTAACGTACTTATCAACGTAACGCACGCCCGCTGCCGGGTCGAACGGATCGATGATAAAGCCACGCGTCACTGAGCCATTATTGTAAAAGCACAGGTACTTGGCTTCCCAGTTGTACGCCTCAAAAGACGTTGGTGCCAATGCCTGCCACTGGTCACGAGTGAAGATAGCCGAAGAAGCGTTAGTAGCGCCATCGTTCGACAGCAGGATCAAGCCGTCAGGACTGGGGTAAGCAATCGCTGTGCCAAGATCGACGATGCCGCGCTTGGAGACGCACGCCTGGTCAATCTCCAGCTCCACCATGGAAATCGCTGCCGGGTCCGAGCCGATCGCCAGGTACGGCCAGCCCTTGGTCATTATGGCGATAGTGTTACCGAACACGCCCAAGCCCACGATGTCATGGCTGGTCACCAGCCGATAATCAATAGGCCAGGCATGCGGCGCGCCAGGTTCGGACAGTGTCAGGGTGTTACCGAAGAAGCCGGCCAGGAATCCCGATGGGTGCGTAACGATGCCCTTAGTGGCAACGTTCGGTGGATCGTAGATCTCCGTGGGGATGACCTCGGCCAGGTTAGCTGAAGGAATAGTATCAATGTACGAATTGCCAGCAACCTGTGCCACCTGACCACTGTCGTAGTACACCTTGAACGCCGTACCGTCAGTACCCAGCAGCGAAAACTGCGTAGTACTGAGTACAGTGACAACGTAAGTGTTGTTGTTCAGCTCATCCATGCCGTGTGTCTTCGCAGCCGTACCGCCTGAGACGTACGCCGTGTAAGCCGTGGCATCGATGCCAGTCAAGTCAAAGCGATTACTGTCAATCACCGCAATCACGTTGCGCACGCCGTCCAGCTCGTCCATGCCGTTGCCGCTGCCCAAGTCAGCCAGCTCGACGTAATCGCCAGTGCTGTAGCCATGGCTGGGCACAGTGACGCGTGCCGGGTTGGACTTGCTGATGGTGCTAATGTTTTTTGCCGTCTCCAAGCCCAGCCCGGTGAACTTCACTTCCTGGCCATCGGTGAGTACGTGCGACACCGAGGTTGTCACTACCACCGGATTGGTCTGCGTAATGGCAGAAATTGCTTTCTGGTTGGTCGCTACCGCCACCTCAGTGACGTATTGGAAGTTTGTTGTTCCAGTGGAACCGGTATTGATCCGGTAGATTCTGCGATGCGTGATGTTGTAACTGCCGGATGGTACAGCCGGCAAAGACGTCAACGTCACGGTCTGCCCGGTGCGCCACTCTATCTGGTTACTGGTCGGTGACGGCGGACCTTCAGCGCCCCAGCTATTGACGAAAGTACACACGTAGTACCGAGTCTCCGGTACTTCGCTGGTATCGTCCGCAGTTCCATTCAAGGTAGCCGCAAAGCCCTGCGTCGGCGCCGGCACGTCCAGGCGGTAGTAATTAGCCGGATAACCGCCCGTTCCCACCAGGGAGGCGTCTGTGACGCGCAGCTCACTGGCTGTGGGGTCGGCAAATATCAGACGTCCGTAGATATCGTTGGCGACCGGGTAAGGTACCCAGTCGACGTCGACTGTAGCTTCCAGCCAGATAGACGCTGAGTAACGGTGCAGCGAAATGGGCGACGTTAACGTCGTCGACTGCAGGTTTTCCGTATCATCAATCGAGTCCAGCGCACCGGTCTCGATGCGGCAGTTCAGCGCTGTTTGTGCTGAGCTGACGGGCAACAAACGTGGATGAATACGCGGCAGTTCACCCTGGAACCCACCTATACGAATGACTGACATTTACAGTCCGCCGTACTTCACTTTACGTGCAACGCCTACCTGGAACTCATCAGTAGCCTCGGCGCGAGCCCTTGGCATGCTGTTCAGGAACATGCCCTGGTGGTACTGCGCCAGGTTCAGGTCCGTCCACGGTTTACGCGGTATTAAGTACAAATGACTCAGTGCGCCGTGGATCAGTTCTTCGTCATAATGGTTGGTCAGCACTGAGTCCAGGGTGGTAGCCGTGCGCAGCGGTTTGACCGCGACCCGAACGTCGTACAACGAAGCCACCGTGGTTGACGGCGTTGGTACAAGACGCAGCGTATTGTTGCCGTCCAGTACGTAGTAATTAGCGTTCAGTGCTGTGTCGCTGCGCCAATCACTGGTGTTGGTATCCAGCCAGGAATAGGTGCGTGCGTGCACTGGCTCGCCGCCGCCGGTGTTCTTGATAGAGATCACGTCTACCAGCTCTGTACCAGAAGGTATTTTCGCGGCCAACGACACTGTCGGCACGACAGTAACGACGGATATCAGGAAATCTACACGCCAGGCACGGGTCTCCTGGCAGAACGTCCGCGCTGCGCGCATTAAATATTTCTGAATGACTGCTTTGGGGACGTCCGGTACTGATGCACGTATGTCAGTTACTAGCTCAGCTACACTCGCCATCAGGATCTCCGGGGTTCAATTTGTGCGTCGGCAGCTTCTTTGTAACCAATGCCAATGAGAAATGCTCGGTAAAAGGCCGTTGCCCGACCCAACTCTGCCGATGAGTCCTCGGTATCCTTGCTCAAGCCGCGATACACAATGTAATCGATCAACGAATCTGCATACATATCGCTGATAACAATGTTGCCACTGATGGTGGCATTACCCGGCTGCGCGTTGTACACCACTTCAATCAATTCCCCGCCAGTCTGTGGCGGGAATACCTCGAACTCCGTGGGGTTACGCTCGTCGTAGAAGTAGTTTTCGGCTGTGTCAGCCGTCTGGCTGCGCCAGGCGTTCACCATGACATCGATGATGGCGTAGTCCGACTGATGGATGGCACTGCCATCACTGACGTTTCGTACTACGTCAACCAGGCGAATCGCGCCATCTGGCAGGCTCTGCACCGTACCGGCCACTGCCGTGACGTTGTTTCGCAGTACGTAGGCGTCAGTGGCTGGGCCCTTGGCTACAGCGCGCTGACCGTCGTTCAGCCACTCCAATAGCTCGGCTTCCTCCCAGCGAACGTGCTCTTCATCGTTCAGCAGCGACGCTGCTCGGTTCAGAATGCTCCGTACTGTCGTTGCCATCTTGCTCTACCTCGTGCATGGCTTCTTCGAACGCCGTGCGTAGTTCTGCTACCGTGAAGTCAAAGTCTACTAGCTTCTTCGCTGAGGCCGCACGGGGTTGCCCGTTCATTGTGAAATCCTTCGGGTTGCCTCGCAGGATAAGCTTTCGACTTGCTTCCAGCAAACCTTCTCTGACCGTTACTTCCCGAGTCTGGTTTTTAGGCGGCTCCGGTGCTGGTTCCAGTGGTTCTTCCGGGATCAGCCCCGCCGTCAACGCCGCTGCGAACAACGCTCTCGGAATCTTTCGTGTTTCTCCGGCTTCAAAATTTGCGCACATATTACCCAGCTCGGAAACAATACGAACGTCTCTGGCCGCGGTGAAACTTGCTGATAAGGGTCGTTTGTCTACCAATTCCATGAAAACACTCCTGGTTAAAAAAGTGGGCCTCGCCGTTAGACGAGGCCCAATGGCTACCTTTAAATAGCCGTATCTACGCGCACAACACCGAAATCCTCAGAGGATGAGCTGTAAATACTGTTGAACACCGGCTTCAAGAGGCCGAAGATTTTACCGATCGAGACACCGTGCTGGTTGCCATAATCGAAAGTCTCTTCGTCCCAGTACGGCAGACCGATGTCCGCCATACCAAGAGCCTGTGCGCCGCAGAACAGAACAGCCTGGCCGGGTACCGCGCCAGAGCCCCAGGTCTGCGAGTTATACACATGACGGAACTCGTGGATGATGAGACCGTCCTGCGTAATCATGCCGCCACTGAACAGCGGGTTCGACGAGCCGCGCGGACCTGCATTCTGCAGGTTAGCGATAAACGTCGAATCCTGTTTCAGCTTGGCGACACCCTGCGGACACATGAATACGTGGTAGTACTCCGTGTTGCCCGGACCCTTGATACCGCGGATATACTCGTCCTTCATGAACGCTTTTGTCTCAACAAGCATTTCCCAGGACGGCGTATCAGCAGCAACAATTGCCGTGTTGTCGCCGGCAGACAGGCCGTTAGTGGCATCCCACTGCCGCCATCTGCGAGTCGACGGTGCAGTAACGCCAGAAAAGGCCAGGTCATTGAGGTTACGACCCGTTGGGTTTACTGGCCTGACAATGTCTTTGTTGGTAAGCGTATAGGCCGCGCCAGACAAAGTCAGGAAACACAGCTGGTCAATACGATCAGCAAGCCAGTAGGCCAGTACATCGCGTGAAGTGCCGCGGAAATTAACAACGGATTTCTGGTCAGCCATACGACCAGCGAGGCGGTTAGCGTTACGCAGCTGATCGATGAGGATCTGCGTGTCGTAAGCCTTGATGGCCTCTTCGTTGTTTTCCATCGTGTAGTCGCCTACAACGCCGTCCCCTTCGAGGTCCGCAACAAGCGTCAGAACTGCGCGATCACCCTTCTCACTTTTGGTGAGTTCGGTGATTCGCTGGATCATGCTGTTGGGGCCCTTTCCAGTAAACTTCATTGCAAACGAGGCGTTCCGTGCTGCTGCCCACAAATCGCGAGACCATACGGTCTTTTCATATGTGGTGAGCGCGGTAAAGTTTGTAAGCGCCATTCGTGTGCTCCAAATTAACGAAAATAAAGGAAATTCGTAGTTATCGGACTACTTAACCGAACAACAGCTTGTCCCTGCCGAGGGGCCAAGCTCTGACACGGCTTGGACGCGAATTTGGACTGTAGCCACAAAAACAGCGGGGCCTCAAGTTCTACAAAAAATCACCGCGCATTCTACGCTTGGTGGATTCCGGCAATGCCTCGTACTCTTCGTCGGACATTGAGTTAAGATCACGGTGGCCTTCCGCTTCGCCCTCAGCGGCTCGTCCTTCCATGGCAGGCGGCTGATCTTTGGCAGCCTTTATCTTTTTCTTGGTGTCCGGCTGTTTCATGGTAATCACGTTGTCAGGCTCTGGCTCTGGCAGCGCATGAATCTTGGCAGCATTGTCCGCCGCTTTCTGCAGTGCCTGCACCCTGGTGTATAGACCAGATTTGGCATAACCCACGTACAGGTCCAGCATTTCCTCGCGGGCCGTGTCGTTGTACACATCACTGTCCTGGCTGAACTGCGGGTACTGTGCCTCGATGCGCTCGCCGGCTTCCTCGAAGGTCAGGTTTTCCTGTAGGTGCTTGTCGCCTTCGGAAGCAATCCGTCGAGCTTCGCGCAATGTTTCTTCGCGCTCAGCGGCTCGGATCTCCGCACGAAGTTGAGCATATTTGTCCTGGTCGCCTTCCAGTAAAGCATCCATCGCCGCTTTTTCCTGGGCCGCGTAATCGTAGGGTTCCGGCTCTGGTTCAGGTGTCTTCTCCTCTACCAAGGTCTCCAACTGCTCTTTCAGGCGCGCTGCCTCTTCCTCAGCGGCTTTACGTTTCTTGTTAACTTCATCGAAACGCTCGTACGGTACTTTTTTGTCGTCCTCGGGCGCTGCTTCTTCCTCAGCGACGGGCTCTTCCTCTACCGGCGGGGCTTCTTCGGCTTCCGCTTCTCCCTCTTCTGCGGGTTTCTCATCTTTCGTCTCCTCAGCCGCTTTCTCCATCTCAGCGCGAGTCTCGGCTTCTGCCTTGGTCTCTGGCGGATGCGTGTCTACTACAGGTGTGCCGTCTTCCTGCATGTACGTCATGTCCATGAGGTCATCTTCGGTATCAGCGCCAACGAACATGTCGACTACTTCTTCTGTTTTGTCTTTCTTGGCCATTACTTATTCCTCGAAGGTGGTGGTGCTAAGGGCTTGGCCAACAGGTTCAACTCAGCGATGGAGTGCTTGGTGCCTTCTGACATCGCTGTCGTCTCGCGCTTGTTCTGCGAGTGAATCTGCGCCAGCTGCAGCTTATTCTCCAAGTTATCATAAAACATCTGCAATTTCGCTTGTAGATCCACCAGTTTCTCCTTCGTTTCCACCGCCAGCTGCATCGCCTGTACCTGCGCTTCGCCCTCAAGCTGCTGCGCCTTGGCGTATTGCTGCGCTGCCCGGGCGCGTAGATCCATGATCTGCGCCTCCAGTTTGCCGGCTTCCAGCTCTGCCGTCTTGATCTGCAGCTGCATTTGCTGCGCCTGCATCTGAATCTCTTCCTCGGTCGGCGGTGCCACCCCTTGCAGGTTGGCGACGCGCGCCGCAATTTCGTCCTTATCATCCAGCGGCGAGTGACGAATCACTACGTCGTCAGGAATCATCACGCCAGCCTCGCGCATCTGCAGCGCATGACTGAACTGTGCATCTTCGTAGTTGTCACGCGCCGGCCTGGAGCTAACCACCAGGTCGTACTCGCCGATGGTGACATCGTTGATCAGCTGGCCAGCAGCGTCGATGCCGTTGAGCACCAGCTCTTCGTTCTCCGTATCGAAGCCATTACCGACTGTGACACGAAGTACTCGGGTCTCGGTGTAAAAGTCCTGGATCAGTTCCAGCAGTTTGCCGGCCACTATGTTCCGCGTACGCCGGAGCGAATCGAACGGCACGTCCACCTGGATCAGGCCACGCGACTCCAGCTGATCCAGTGCGACACCGGATACCTCGCGAGACGGCGAGCCTACCAAGCCCTCGACGCCAGCAATGCCGGCAACGTTCGATTGTGAGCGTGATGCCAGGCGATCCAGCCCCGTGGGGATCTGGTTCGCCAGGATTTTCTCAGGCCGGTCGCTGCCACGCTTCACCGCCATCACAAGGCCAGTCTCGGCGCCGCGTTCCTCCAGCTCCTCGGTGGTCATGTTAAGCAGTGAGCCTTCTTCGTAGATCCAGCCCGAGTTCGCCGTGGTGTTCACAATATGGAGCATCTGGCTTTCCATCTTGTTGAACTGTTCCTGCGGACTCAGCAGCTGGCGAACAATGCCAGAGGTCTTGCCGCGGCGGAAGAACGGGAAGTACGGCACCACTGTAAAGGTGCGGTACGGGCTCCAGCTGTCGTGCAGCACCACGCCATCAGCGCTGGTCGCCCAGCGGATACGTTTGCCTACTTTCTTGATGATCGACAGGCCGGTCTCGCGAGCGATCTGCACGGCACGCTCGTCACTCAGCTCGTCAGGGATTGGCTTCATGTCGCCGACTTCGTTGTCGACAAAGTAGCGAATACTGGAAATACGCTTGTACTGCCGTTCAATAATACGCACCGAGCGAATGGCCTGCTCGTCGGCGTTGTTCATGGTCTGGATCGGCGCATCTTCAAAGCCAAACGTACGCTGGCCTTCGTAGCGGATAGAATCTTCGCCGTAGGAGGTATAAGACATGGCGTGCGCGTCCACAGCGTCACGCTTGCTTTTACCGTAGTGCGCTTCGACATCGTCGAGCGTCATCCAGCGTGTGGTAATGACTTCGTTCCAAGTACTCGGATCGTAGCTCTTAGCGTCCGGGTCCGGCATGACTTCGTACGGATCAAGCGTTCGCACCACCGCATCGCCGCGAAGATTGTCCGTAAAGTCCATTCTGACGTCGAAAAAGCCGCGATCGCTGACTATGCCGTCCTCGAAAACCTCTTTTTCGAGAAATTCGTACTTGTTATGGTCAAGAATCGACTCTACCAGGCGAGTAAGCGCCTTGGCAGTGGCGTCGGAGGCGTCACGCGCCGGTTTATAGACGATATCGACCCGTTCCTTGGCATATTTGCCCAGAAACGCGTTCACCACCTTCAAAACTTCGTTGATAGTGAGGACCGGACGGCCTTCAGCCTCTAATTTCTGCCGATCCCGATCTTCCCACTGATCGCCCAGGTAGAACCGGTCGCATTTCTTAGCGCTTTCGAGCCAGGTGTCGTGTCCCGCGTCGCGTGCGCGCTGGTACGCTACCCAGTTCGCCTCGGCGACTGCGTTTTCGAAGATCTCAGGCATGAGGTGTTATCGATTGACACCCTTGTCAGCCGGTCGTCCTTTGGATTTGGTTAACTCTGCCGCTTTCGGCGGCCTGAACTTGGCATTTTTGCCGAACGAACTGCCACCGTCTGCTTTTGGCTTGCCTTGCGGTGCGCTGGGGTTAGTGTTGCCATGCTTCATGGGTACTTCTCCTGTTAATTAGGCATCAAGATCAGGTCAAACTGCGCCGCTGTATCAACCGTGGCAGCTGCCGCCACACCTTGCACTTCTATATCTGTTTTCTCAGGGAACACCAGCGGAATATCATGCGCCGACGAAAAACTGCTTTGAAACACAATGAATCGCTCTTGCACACGAAACGCACCGCCAAGCTCGCGCTTGCGCAACGTTATTGTTACCGCGTTACTGGCATCAATAGTCGAGGCCGAGAGCCGCGTCAAGTACGCCGTCTTGCTTGCAGGCACCGTGTAGAACGTCTGCAGCGTTTGTCCGTTGCCAGCTTCAATAGTCGTGGCGATCAACGTTAGGTCAGACGGCACGCCTGCGGTATGCGTTACCGACGAATTCGCTACGTAGATCAGTCCTGCGTTGGTCAAGCCACTGCCTGCCGTTGCCACGTAAGCACGATGTACCCTGAGGTACGAGTTAGTACTGACCACCGCCGTCTGACCGTTCATGGTAATGGTCTCGGAGATCTCTGCGTAATTCGCGTCAAGCCCCTCGATGACAATAGTGCGTGCACCGGTGCCGGCTGACGTATCGTTGGCGTCAGAACTGGTAATATCCATCGTCGCAGCGGCTGTCGGCCAGGTGTACAGCCCGCCGTATGCCCAGAGGGTTTCCGCTGTGTTACCCACCGCTGCGTTATAGCCGAACTTGAAGACGTGCTCACCAATCGTGTCTTGTTCGCTGGCAACCGCCAGCCCGAACGGGATGTAACTCTTATCAAGAATAATTAGTTGCATGCTACTACCCTACTTAAAATACATAATGGTGACAGCCGTGGTGGCAATACCCGCTGGCGTGCCACCAGTCGGCGCCGTACCAGTGACGTGCACCGTGTTGTTCGCCGGAATAATACGCGTCGCGCCATCGGTCAACGCCGGGCAGTCCGAAGCCGCAATGGCCAAAGTGCCGAGATCCGCTGACGTCACGTAAGCATCGATGTCGCCAGAGATGCCGACGTCAACTCGCGCCTCGGTGGTATCGTCGGTAAACGCTTCAGTAACGTCGTAAAGAGTGACAGCTCGTACCTTGCCACGAAAACCTGGCGGCGTTTCGATCACTTCCGTCCAGGTAGCTGCACCAAAATCCTTGGCGGGGAAGGTGTACGTCACCACGAACGGCGCGTCATCAATCTCAATACGCGAAGAAGGTGTAGTCTCGGTGACCGGGAGCGGGTCCTTGGCGAAGGAATCAGAAAACTTTGTCACTGTTAATCTCCTATGAACTCATCATGCTGCGTTCACCGCGAGTCATGCTTTTAAGCTTGTCACGCCAGCTGGGGCGGCGACGAAGGTTACTATAGCCACGCCCCGGCGCCGGTGTTTCCGTGGACAGTAACGCCAGCCAAGCCGCCGCGTCCACGTGGTCGTCGCGGCGACCGTACGGAAACTGCAGCAACTCTGTCACAAGCTCATCCACCCATTCTGCTTCGTCAGGGTGCGGCAACCACACTTGGCCGCGCCGCATCAAACCCTGCAAGGTCCGCGCACGCTTGACTTTGTTGCCTTCCTGCGCCGGACGAAGCTCTGTGATATGTAGTGCGTATAGTTCCCTATCCTCTATGACTGTGTCGAGCAAAGGCCCCACGGCCAGCGCCACTTTGTCCTTCTCGATCGCCACCGTGAACGGCTTGTGTTTCTCGTAGCTGTCACAAATTTCGTTAACAATCTCAAAGCTGTCAAAATGGCCGTGCCGGCAGTCCAGGAACCAGAACTGGCCGGTAATATCCTTACCCCACGTCATACCTACCGTTTTATCGTTAACTTCTTTCTGACCGATGGCCAGGTCCCAGGCCGACACCTTGGTCAGCTCCTCGGGCAGGTCCGCCTTGCGATAGTACTTGATCATCGACTGCTGGAACTGCGCGCCCTCGTCAGGCACCGGATTTTGCTGGTACAAGGCTGCCCAGGTGCGCTCACCGACCGCCTTCCTGATCATCTTCAGCTGCGCGTGGTTGTACCGCTCCTTATGCAGCGGGTCGCCTTTCTTACGGTACTTCTCATCTTTGACAGCCACCGCCGGGTAGCGCACCACCTCGAAGACGTCACCGTTGCCCTCCAGCATGTCGGCTTCTAGTCGTCCCGAGAGATCGTCCAGGTGCCACCGGGTTTGAATAACAAGGACACCACCTCCTGGTGCCAGCCGGGTGTAGGCGGTGGTTTCATACCATCGCATAATGCTGGCTCGGGTCGTCTCCGACTCGGCTTCCTGAGAGTTCTTAATAGGATCGTCGATGATAAGTACGTGTGCGCCCTTACCAGTGATTGGCCCGCCGACACCAGCAGGCAGGAAGCCGCCCTTC